TTATATTTTATGACTTTTATTTATTGCCAGTCTAAGTTCATCAAGTTTATATACGTGTATAATTTTTGTATTTGTTAAGGAGTTAATATACCCATCTTTTAGCCTAATAAAATAGCCGTTCTCTTTCGAATATGTTGCAGACTCAATCATTAGTCTGTATTTTTTAGGGATTTGCCACTTGTTTAGTAAAGAGGGATCTACTGTATCAGATATATTTGATTTAGTCAGTAAGGCTGATTTATTGCCTTGTAAGTCGTTTGCTATGAGTGTTCTGACATATTCATTGACCGATATACCAAGACCGATACATACGGATGCCAGGACTTCTTTTTGTCCTTTTGGTAGTAGAACTTCAAGTCTATCATAGTTGTTTTTTCTGTGGTTATCTATGTACTTACTTCTATTCATATTATCTCCTATATTTTATTGATAGCATCTAGCTTTACGCTCATATCTATATCTGTATATACAATCTCAGTTACATCCTTTCCCTGGTGTCCTACAATCTGCTTTATTATCCTATCATCTATACCAGCTTCTGTAAGCTTGGATATGGTTGTATATCTCGTGCAGTGAAGTGTGTGCTTGATATTTAAGTCATACATTAGCTTTTTCCAGCGTATATAAAATTTATCGTATGTCATTTTTTGTCCATCCGGTGTACATATTAGATATTCGGAGTCTGTGCTCATCCAGTACCTAAAAAATGGCAATACTTTGTCTGGAATTGGGACGTACCTGATGCCTGCTTTGGTTTTTGACTTATGGATGTAGTACCACTTTTCCTCTAGGTTTACATTTGTCTTTTCCATATCTAGTAGCTCACTCACTCTCGGACCTGTATAAAGCAGCATAAGAGCTACAGTATAGTAGATATCCTTATCCTTGGCCTTCCAGATTTTTTTAATTTCAGTATCATTGAATCTAGACCTTTTATAGGCATTCGGATTGCCTGGCTTGGAGATGTCTAAGTATCTGACCTTTTCTCTTTTTTCAGTAGGAACTATATCATGAATTACTGCATAGTCATACATAAGCCCTAGCATGATTTTTATCTTTTTAAGGGTTGGGGTATTCTTCCCCGATTTATCTACAAGGTTTTGCAGCTGATCAAGACGTATTTCAGAAAAAATCATATCTTTTATAGGCTCACAACTTTTATATGCAGCCTTATACCCCGTTATATTTGAAGCTGATATTTTTTCAAAGTGTATGTTTGACCATTTGTCATATATCTCTTCAAAAGTAAGGGTCTTTGCAGATATATCATAAGGCGATTCATTGTAGTGGGCCAGTGCCATTATAGCTTCTTTTTGCGTTCTGTAATATCCTATAAACTTATAGATAGGATTAGACTTGCCCCTTTTTGTATCAAAATCCCATCCAGTAGTGATACGAACTGCCCAGGGATTTCTTCTATTTCCTGACAATTTATACACACTGCCATATCCATTAGGGTTCCTCATATATATCAACTCCATTCTCTAAATCTTGTTTATCTATAATCACTAAATTAGGTAATTTATATAGGTCTAAAAGCAATCTTTCATTAAGCTGCCAATATTGCCCCATATGCCTAAGTGAATATAAATAGTCATATAGCATCCTGTCTGTAGCACCCAGGTAGTCTGTAAGCTCTTCTACACTTGTAGATATCAAGATATATTTCTTTAAATCCTGTTCATCAATAAAATATTTAGCACCCCACAGAGTGGCTTTTTGTTCACTTTTTGATATCACTAGCTTTGAAGTATAAGTATTTGGACAAACAAAAGTATCTCCAACACTTGTAGCGAAATGCCCACATTCTTCAGCTAGTATTTCAGCCTGTTCTTTTAAATTTCTATTATGAAATTCAGGACTAAGGAGTATTAAATTTCTATTATTTATATTACAGTAAAGAGCCGCCTTTTTAAATTTACTAAGTTCTGGGCAATCATCAATTAAAATTTCTTGTTCTTCTATGTACTTACAAATTTTTTCTATCATCAATACCTCCTTTATAAAAAACATATGTTCGTTAATTGGGTGTAAAAATAGGCAGAATACTGGCATATCCTGCCTTGAATTTATCCATTTTATTATCTTCAACAAAATAAAACTTATTGATTTTATATTCCCATTAATGTATACTTAAAGTATATATTAATGGAGGTGCAATATGCTAAGTATCAGAAAAGAATTCAACGATAACGTCAAAAGAATGAAATCAGTTTCAGCAGAGAGAAAAGTTAAATTTTCTAATGGAGATACTCTTTTTTCTGATGCTTGTTTTTCAAAAAAATTAAATGATACAAGACACACTATTAGGAGTCTAAAGAAGTCTCTTGATACCAAGCGATAGGCAATCCAATTTGCGTTTCTTCTGAAAGTCCTAGTAGATTAAAGCATTCAATATTTACGTTATTGATTGCAGTAAACATTTCACTAAATATATTCAAGTCTGAGATTTTTGCATAATCAGCTAGGCACCCTGACTTTCTATAGCATATTGTAGTTTTATCGTTGAAATAAAACTTTATTTTATTGGATTCATATCTTAAATATTTACTTTCTAATGGAAATAAAGTGTTTTCATGTAATATAAATACATCGGAAGGTAAGGTCTTACATATAAACTTTATGAATTGAATCGTAGCCTTTGTTTCTTCTATTTCGGCATTCTTTTCCGCCCCCATTTCTTTCTTGAGATTTTTAATTTGTTTTTTTGTCAAAGTGTTATCTGAGTTTAAAGACTCCTCTATTGACATTTTATCCAACACTAATTGCAATGGAATATAATCATTTTCTAAAAAGTCAGACAAGAATCCTAAGTCGATTATTTTAAAAAAATCTGTATTAGTCATAATAGAATTATTTTCAACGTCTAAGAAATCATTGAGTATGTTGTCATGAGATATTTTTCTAGCCACTTCATATGCAGTTTCAGAAACTTCACTCATCTTACAGTTAATATTATCAGATATTGTAAACTCTGATTTTAAATTAAGGAATGTTGGCCCTGCAGACATAGAGGTAGTACTTATATCTCCACCATTTTTTACTGACATCAGGTCTTTTTCAGCGTTTTTTATTCCACTAAATCTGTCATGTTCTAGTCCTTTGTTTTTTTGTGCTAGATATGATTCAATTATGTTATTGTTCATGTAGATAATTTCTTTCATTTAATTAATCTCCTTTACTTATACTTACTTCTTAGATAGTCCTTAAAGTTTTCCAACTCTGACTTTGCTTCATCACTCATATCTTCATCAGTATGTGCTGCAAAAGTTTCTGGGTGATTTCTTATATTTGTACGACCCAAAAGATAGTCTGTGGACACGTCAAAGAAGTCCGCAAAAATAACAAGTTCATCATCTCTCACCGAACGCTCACCTTGCTCTATTCTGGATAAAACACTATTACTCATTTTTATTTTTTTTGAAAATTCTAATTGAGAAATACCTTGCTCTTCTCTTAGTTTTCGTATCTTAGATCCTAAGTCCATTGGTAATCACCCCTTTATATTCATTCTAACATTTCCCCAAAACAGAAAAAAGATATTTTGTTAAAATAGAAAAAAAACTATTGACTTTTCTAATATAGAAAATTATAATAAAGATAGGATTTCTATTTTAGAAAATAGGAGGTGAAACAATATGAAAGTCAATCTATCTTTTATCAAAAAAAAGAGAAATGAAATGGGCTACACATTACAATATATGGCAGATGTACTAGGATATAAGAAAGCATCAACCTATGCCTTGTATGAAAATGGAGAATATGCCCTTAAAGCCGATATGCTCCCAATTCTAGCAAATGTATTAAAATGTAATATTGAGGATTTTTTTTGTTAATATATTTTCTGTTTTAGAAAAGTATAGCATTGCTAAACATTAAAATGAAGTGCAGAAAATGCACTAATAGATAAAGAAAGGACAAATAATATGGACAATTTAAATATAAAAGTAAATATAGAAGTTGAAAATTCAACTGAAGTTAAAGAAGAATTGACCCAAATCAACGATTTACTAATTGAAGTAAAAAAACGACTTGAGTCAATTAATCAGAAAGAATTAAATTTAAAGATTACCAAATAATTCTTTCTCAAAAAATGGTCCTGCGGCATTATTAAGCATATCTTCAAAGGAATCAAACGAAGTATTTAGAGATACATATTGGTCAAGTTTATCTCCATCAATGGAATCAAATTCTTCTTGAGTCCTTTCGTATAAAAAGATTATACCACAGTAGTAATATAGGAAAATAATTTTAAGAAAGAAAGGATAAAAAAATGGAAAACATTTATAAAAAATATAGAAAAATAGCAGGCCTAACTCAAGAAAAGGCTGCAGAACACTTAAATATTAGTATCGATACCATCAAGAGATATGAAAATGGTACATATATACCGCCAAATGATATAGCAAGAAGGATGTGCTTACTCTATGGGGATATGAAGCTTGCATATGAGCATTTGGAAAATAGCCAGGTAGGTTCAATGGTCCTTCCACCATTAAAAGATAAGGACTTGTGCTGTTCAACATTGGGATTTTTAAACAGCTTGCAAAACATAGATAAAAAGAAGGCTGAACTTATTAGTATAGCATCAGATGGCATAATTTCAGACCATGAGTTAAAGTCGTGGGAAGAAGCAGAAAAGCTAATAAGCAACATGATTAAAAGTTCATTTGAATTATTATATAGGAGGAAAAACAATGACAAAGATTAAGGTATCAGAAGTCGCTAAAATGCTCGGAGTTACAGACCAATTTGTTAGGGTTGGACTTCAGCGAGGAGCCTTTGAATTTGGAACAGCTTTTAAGAAAAATGATAAGAGCAGGACATATAGCTATGTTATTTATCCTGAAATTCTTAAAAAAGTTGTCGGTGAAGATAGATATAAGGAGGTTATGGAGAAATGCTAATAAAACAAGAAATTCAAACCATACAGCACCCAGAGTATAAGTTTACTGTTGAAGGTAAAAAAACTATTTGGAAAGTTGTCTGCTACAAAAAAGATGAACTATCTGGGTTTTTTAAACATATGGGGGATGTAATGATCATATCCAAAAATGCAATAAGCTTTAAAACGCTAAAAGCTTTTAGAAAAATTGAAAGTAAAAGTATAAAAATTAAGTTATTGCAGAAGGCCTGCAATTACATGGATGAAAGGGAAACAGCATGATGAATATATTAGAATTGTTAGGAGAACTGATGATGTGTGTGCTTATATTGACCCATCATATTTTTAAATTTTTGATAATAGCCGGGTTAGGATGTAATGTAATTTATATTATTTCAAAAATAAAAAGAAACAGGACCCGAAAGAAATTTTACGGATCCCATAAATACTGTTACAAATATTATAACCCAAAATACAGGCAAGATCAAGGGGGGAGGTATTCTTATGTCAGGATGGATAAAAGTCCACAGAAGAATCTTAAACAGCGTATTTTATAAGTCACTATTAGGCAAACAAAGGGATGTGATTATTACTATATTGTTGATGGCAGACCACGAAGAAAAAGAATGGATTTACAAGGGCAAAAAGTATAAAACCCTTCCAGGGCAGGTGTTTTCGTCTCTTCAAGGTATAGCAAATATGTGTGGGAAAGATTGTACTCGTGAAACTGTGCGAACAACCATAACTCACGCAGAACAGTATGGTTTTTTAACCAAAGAAACACACAAGACGCACACACTTATAACCATTGAAAATTGGGAAACATACCAAGATATTCACACAAGAGAAACACAAAATAGCCCAATAATCAACACAAACTCCCCTGAGGGTCGCCCCCTAACAAGAAGAAAGAAGAAAGAAGAAATATTATATAGTCAAAACTCTGATGAGTTTAGACTAAGCAACCTTCTATATGAACTTATAAAGAAAAACAATCCAAAGTTCAAACAACCTAACTTGAATAACTGGTGTGGGTATGTGGATAAAATGTTGAGGATTGATAGAAGGTCGGTAGCCGATATAGAAGCAGTTATTAGGTGGTGCCAGCAAGATGACTTTTGGCATAAGAATATTTTGTCAACTGACAAACTAAGAAAGCAATTTGACAAGCTGTACATGAACATCCCCAGATCTAGAAATGTAATTTCGTTTGCTAAGACTGGAGGCAGTGATGATGGAATCGAATATTTCTAAAGCTCTTAATAATTTTGAACTTGAAGCTGGAACAATAGGAGACATATTGATTGACGGCAAGCTGATGGTAGTTGCAAATAACAATGCCCTAAGCGAGGAAGATTTCAGCAATGAATATTTAAGCCATGTGTATAAGTGTATAAGGAATTTATACATAACAAAGCAACCAGTAGACATCATAAGCGTTAAGAATGAATGTGATAAGTTGGGGCTAAATCTTGAGATGTCATATTTCACTGACCTAACAAAATTCTCAATAGGCAGCAATTTTGAATACAAGATAAAACTTGTAAAAGAGTTGGCAAGCAAGAGAGATATACTGCATAGGCTTGAGAATATAGGTCAAGATATAGGGAAAATGAGCATGGCAGACATTGAAGATGAGGTCAAGGCAATATCTGATAGCTTTTCAGAAAAAGGATCCATTGAAGAATTTGTGCTAGATGCATCTGAAATTAAGCTCTCTGATGACAGAGACGGATTGAAGACTGGATTTAAAAATCTTGATAGAGTGTTAAACGGATTGAAATTTGGCACCTTAACGATATTAACAGGAGAGCCAAGTTCAGGAAAATCAACTTTTCTGAATCAGATTATAGCTGAAAATATAAGCAACGACCATAAAGCCTTTATATATTCAGGAGAATTAACAGGCTCAAATGTTCTTAGCTGGTTTATAAATACAGTGGCTAATATCAACGATTTAAAAGAATATCAAAGTATGGGAGAAACTTATTACAGTGCAAACAGCCATGGACAGTATTCAATAAAAGAATGGGTAAAGGATAAGTTGTTTATCTACAACGAAAACAAAGCTTCTAGCATAAGTAATCTAAGCACGACCATAGAATATCTTGCACGTGTAAAAAATGTAAAGCTGTTTGTAATAGATAACCTTATGACGATAGACAGGGGAAGACTAGAGGAACTAGAAAAGCAAAAGGAAATAGCTAAGGTATTAAAAAATATAGCAAAAAAATACAAGGTTTCTGTGATACTAGTAGCCCACCCGAAGAAAAAACAAGAAAACCCAAGGAAAAAGCAAGAATATCATATGCATGATGTAAGTGGCGCATCCGAGGTTGTAAATTTGGCAGATTATGAGTTGCTGCTTTCAAGAGATATAGGCGAGGACGATAAGGGAGCTAGATATGACAGCACCAAGATAATTGTTTTGAAAAATAGAATAACTGGAAAGCAAAGAGCGAGGATAAATATTAATTTTGATGTAATGAGGAAAAGATTCTGGACCGACAAAGAGGAACTTATGAAGGATTACGGATATGATGAGATGTCGTCTAAAAACCAAGTTAAATTTATTGAACTAGAAAATGTTGCAGATGATGTCCCATTTTAGGAGGTTTGTATGGATGTTGTAAAAGAATACCTGAAAAACTTGAAGAGATTTGATGATGCAGACAGGTATTTCAAAAGTCTCAGTGATGAACAAATTAAGGATATAGAGTCAACAAAGGAATATGCTGCATTTAAAAAGATATGGTTCAATCTCGAGAGATTGTATCCACTAGCTAAGGCGGCAGGATGCAACAGGATTAAGTATTATGGAGGTTAGAATGAAAGAGTTGACCGCGAAGGAACGATTTATCGATTTAATTAATGAGTGCCAACTAAATGGTAGTCGACTTGAAGTTGAGATGGGAGGCTTTGGCAGATTTAAGAGAATCAAACTGATATACAACAATGATGAACTAATCGCCTTAAAGGAAGCGATAATAGTTTGTCATGATGAAAATTTAAGGTCAAAGCATTTTAAGATTTATGGATTTAGGAAAGTAAATTAATTTTGAGGAGGAAAGCTGATGAACAATGTGGCAATAATAGGAAGATTGACAAAGGATCCAGAAACAAGATTTATACCAACAACAGGAACTCAGGTGGCAACTTTTACTCTGGCCATAGACAGAGATTATAAAAATAAAGACGGTTCTATATCAACGGATTTTATCCCAGTTGAACTTATTGGAAAGCCCGCTGAATTTGTTACGAATTATATAACAAAGGGAAGACTAGTTGCTGTTCAAGGGTCAATTAGAGTAGATCGATATGAAAAAGACGGAGAAAAAAGAAACTTTACAAAAGTAGCAGGCAAAAGAATTGAAGCACTTGACAAAAAGAAGGATGGTGAAGGCCTGGCTGATACCCCGGCAACATTTAATGCTGTCGACAATGACGAAGATGTCCCATTTTAGGAGGTAACTTTCATGATAGTTAAAATGCATCAAGGTATTTGTGAGTTTTGCGGAGAAAAAGAAATAAAAGTAGAGAGCATAAGAGGGACATTTTACAAATGCATTAACTGCAATACTGTCCACGGACATTTTCATGACAGAAATAATGAGCACAGAAAAGCTTGGAACGGGGACATTAATTCCATTTATGATCCGCCTTGTAGAGTATGCAAAGATAGATTTGTTGGTTGTCATGATGGTTGCATTGCTTATCTTGAATTTAAAGATAGGATTGAAGCTGCAAGAAATAAAAGAAACGAGAAGAAGGAATTCAATTACTATATGACATTGAAAAAGAAGAATTTGTAGAAGGGGTAAGCCATGGATACTGGAGAGAGATTGCTAAGCAGGGCTAATATAAAAGCGTACAGGTATGCGTTAAAGTGGATAAGGTTTGAAATGAAAAGCTTAAATCCATATGATGGGTATGATTGGAGAATGGCGGAGTTAACGGAGGATGAGAAAATTATAGAAATGTTGCTAAGTACATCAAAGATTGATGAAGGTTATAAAGACAGTGAACTGGAATAAATTGAAAGGAATTGATAAAGGAGAATAGACATGACGAGAAGCATAATTTCAGCAATAGAAGATCTAATAGGCGAACTTGAGGACAGCGCATACAATCGTGAGGATGTATATCAAATAAATAAGCAAAGGGAGAAAATAAGTTTTGCTTTAAACAATCTGTTAGCAGAAGATGAGAGCGATAATAGTAACATTAGGCCTAACCATTACAAGCTAACAGGATTGTTCAAGGAAGATGGGGAGCAGGCAGAAGTCCTGGATGTGATTAAGGCGGCTTTAACGGATGAGGAGTACAGGGGATTCCTCAAGGGAAATGAGATTAAATACATTCTTAGGGAAAAGCATAAGAATGGTGTTGAGGACTTGAAGAAGAATGGACAATACAATAAGTGGCTGATAGAACATGATGAGGTGATGAACAATGAGGATAGATAAGGTATATCGATTAATTTATGTTTGCGAAGACAGTGAGAGTTGTGAAAGTAAATTTTTCACAAATAAAAAAGGAGCATTAGACTACCTAGAGGATATGAAAGATGAAGTAGGAAAGCTATATGAAGATAATGACAATGGATCACATCCATTCGGCGGAGCAATAGTGTTGCAAGAGATAGTTCTTGATGAAGTTGAGGATATAGATTTATATGCAGAAAGCAAAGATGTTTCTGAATGGGTCTTTGATGAAGACTATACAATGTGCTATCAAAAAGATATGGCAAATGCAGGTATTTATACAGAAGAACTTTGGGGAATGTGGAAAGATTACGAGGTGGAATAAATGAAAGTTAGACTAACAGCGCACTTGGATATTGAGGAAGATGTAATAGAATTAGACGATGGTTTGACGGGTGAACAAATAACAGACCAAGTCTTTGATTATATTTGTCAGTTTTTAGATATTGGATTTAGGGAGGTTGATTAATGAAAGTAATAGTTTTTTATGAAAACGGAATACTATTCAATCCAGACTGCATTTATTCTGATAAAGATAAAGGTAGAATTGTAGCAAAGAAAGGACTGGATTATTACGCGATATTAAAAGATTTGAACGAAAAAATATTACACGAAACCTTAGAGGATGTTAAGGAAGTAGTAAGTGAGTCTATTAATAATGAAAACATAATACTAAATTTCAGGAAGTGCGTTGAATGATTTATTTAGATAAAACCAAGAAAATTAAAATCCTATTGACAAAACAAGCAATAATAAAAAACATTCAAAAAAGTGAGTGATAAGAAAAAAATATATAGGCTTACAGAAGAGAAACTGGAAGCCATTAAAGAAAAAGAAAGAGATGATGCTTTTAATAGCGCATTCAGTGTAATGCTGTCGATACCATTCAAGGCCCTTGAGCATGAAGGTTTTGGAAAGGTTAGAATAAGCAGGGTTCTTGACAAAACACTTGAAATATTAAAGGAAGTAGAGTTTGGTAATGTTAGCGTTTGGAAGGTGAAAGAAGAATTAAAGGAAAAGCATGGTATTGAGGTTGTTGTAGATAAGTCATTAGGAATTAAAAGGATATCTTAAAATATGATAAGGAGAGGTGATATGATGAAAAAAGTTAGGGTCAAGAAAGAATTTTTTGAAAGCACGGAAGTAATACTTAAAAACCATAGAGGAATTATTCGGCATATCAAAATATTAGAAGATACTATGTCAGAAATCAAAGAATATAAATCCAGAGACATTAAGTCTATTTCTACAGATGGCATAAGAGTTTCTTCTTCTCTAGGAGATTCAATCGGAAATCAAGTTGTAAAGATATCTGAGATGATGGAAAGAGTGCAAAGGGAAATAGATGATGAAAAAAAATATATAACCCTTGTCAAAAAAGGAATGGCAGTTTTGTCAGATCAAGAAAAAGAAATTATAGAAATGAGATATTTTGATAATATTCCAGATTCAAAGATTGCCTTATATACTAACTATGAGAGGTCAAATATCTTTAGGAAAAGAGTTGCTGCAGTAAGAAAATTAGCTATTGCAATATATGGCATAAAGTGCCTAGAATCTTGAAATAGAGTGTAAAATATGCACTGAAATAATTAAAAAGGTTGCAACAATCGTGCAACAAAAATGCCTAAAAACTGTGTTATAATGTATTCAAGTCAAAGAGTCAGAAATTTATGTATGATTATCACAGTATCAAAAGAGAGGGGGCTAGCACCTCTTTCTTTTTTACTATTATTAGAAAGAAGGAGGTTGTGATATGTGAATTATGTTGAGCCTATAAGAGACAATAATAAGTTAGAAGATATATTGAAATATCTTAAGAAGACCAACTCAAGAAACTATATGCTATTTTGTCTAGGGCTATATACTGGCTTAAGAATATCAGATATCTTAAAGCTCCAGGTAAAGCATGTAAAAGGCAAAGATAGCATAAGAATTAAAGAGAAGAAGACCAACAAAAGTAAGGTTATTAAGATTAACAAATTCTTAAAGAAGGAACTTGATCTGTATATTGATGGTAAGGAAGAGTATGAATATTTAATATCAAATTCCAAGACAGGTATTGAGCCTGTATCAAGGCAGCATGCCTATAGGATAATTAGAGATACTTGTAGTGGTTTTGGTATTGAAAATGTTGGGACCCATTCGCTTAGGAAGACTTTTGGATATAACTACTATAACAAAACTAAAAATATAGCTATACTCCAAAATATATTTAACCACAGCGAACCATCAATCACTCTTAGATATATAGGTATTAATCAGGACACCATATCTGATGCCTATGAGTCTATGAGTTATTTTTAATTTATATAAAATGTGACATATTGAGAGGGTGTAACATTTAAGCTTAAATAGTGAAATATAAAAGTAGTTTAAATATATATAAAATCAATATATGTAGGTTTGCTGAAATCTTATATATGAAATGTTACACAATATTAGATATGTCATATTTTAGTAACAAGATTGAATGAAGATGGGGTCATTACTAATGACGTCATTTCGAGAGGTGAGATAATGAAAAATTACTCAACCAGAAAGTGGGAGAAAAAAAGAGAAGCAATCCTTAAAAGAGATGGATATAAATGCATGGAATGTAGCAGAAAAAATATAACAACATCTGCAACTATGGTGCATCATATAAATCCTGCAGATAGATATCCAGATTTGTTTTTGGCAAATGAAAATCTTATATCACTATGTGATGAGTGTCATAATAAAATGCATGACAGAAAACATAAGACTCTATCAAAGCTGGGAAGAAAGTATCAACAGCTTTACTACAGAAAGAGAGAGACTGATAAGATGACTAAGATAGTATTTGTTGTAGGTCCACCTTGTAGTGGTAAGTCGACATATGTTAGAAAGCATATGGGCAAGAATGACATAGTCTTTGACTATGATGAAATATCAAGAGCCATGACTGGATGTGACCTGCATGACAACAATCCATTTATCAAAAAGTATTTGCATGAGTTTAGAAAAACATTCTTGAAGATGCTTGAGGTTGAATCAGAATTTGACACAGCTTATATAATAACAACTCAGATGAGTAAGTATTACTATGACTATGTACTTTATGACCCAGATGTTGTCATTATGAGGACAACAAAAGAAGAATGTTTGAAGCGACTTTACGAAGACACAGACAACAGAAACATAGAAGAAGTTAGACGTGTCATATTAGCTTACTACAACGAGCAGGAGACGTGACAAACATCCCCCCTACCTAAAAACATAACAAAGGCAGTAGGGACAACGGGGAGAGGGTAGGTATTTCCAATAGTCTCATTTTTTCAAAAAAGGGGGGAAAATGAGAATTTGACAAAAATTAAAAATGCTCTATATATTGAAAAAACATAATCAAGGAAGGAGGTGGTGATAATCATGGCAAGAAAAAAAGAAAAAGATTTTAAGTATTACAGGAAAGATATTGTTAAGAAAATGGGAGCTGTTGGCACATATAATAAGTCTTTCGACCATATTATTGACGTGTATGCCAATATGCTTTTGGAATACAATCAGATGTTGGAGAAGTTTACTCTTAATGGGTCAGAATATACAATTAAGTATACTAATAAAAGTGGAGCTACTAACTACATTAAAAGTCCTGAATACCTGATAATTGAAAAATTGAGGACAGATATTATATCATATTCGAGAGAACTAGGGTTATCACCATCAGGGCTAAAGAAAATAAAAGATGATACGGCTGATAAAAAGGTATCTAAACTTGCCCAGGCCTTAAAGGATGTTTAAGAAAAAATTAGACAAATACCCAAATTACAAGCTGGTTTTTGATTATGTTTACAACATTGTAGAGGGTAGAATAAATGTAAATAAGGCACAGGTTAAAGGGTGTAAGAGATTTCTTAGAATGCTTGAAGATGATAGGTATGATTTTGACCCAAGGCCTTGTGAAAAAATAATAGGAATAATTGAAAAGACCTTTGTCCATAAGCAAGGGGAAAATATTGAGGGGGTGCCAATGCGAGGCAGTCCTTTTTTATTGCAAGATTTTCATAAATATATAATCTATGCAATAATGGGCTTTTATTTTAAAAACACTAATAAAAGAGTTGTAAGAGAAGCCCTCATTCATCTTCCTAGAAAAAATGTAAAGACTACATTTGCAGCTTCACTTGCCTGGGCCCTTAGTTTGTATTATAGAAAGTCTGGAAGTAAATGTTATATTGCATCTGCTGCACTTAAGCAGTCTCTTGAAAGTTTTGATTTTATAAACTGGAATATAAAATCAATGGGTGAGGAAGATTTATTTAGAATTATAGATAATAACCAAGAACACTCAATTCAAGCAGATTTTGGAAGTGAAGGAAGTATGTTTATACAAGCCTTGGCCGCCAATCCAGATAGGCAAGACTCACTTAACTGTAATTTGGCTATATGTGACGAGATCCATGCTTTTAAAGTACCAAAGCAATACAATATCATTAAAGAGGCTATGAAGGCTTACACAAACAAGCTTATGATAGGAATTTCAACAGCAGGTGATAATATTAATAGCTTCTACTACAGAAGACTTCAATATGCAGATAAGATTTTGGATGGTCAAATAGAAAATGATGATTTATTTATATTTAAAGCTGAGGCAGATAAGGAGCCTGATGGAAGCATAGATTTTACAAATCCAAAAATTCATGAAATGGCAAACCCTGGATATGGTGTAACTATAAGGCCAAAAGATATGCTTAATGATTCAATTGAGGCCCTTAATGACCCTCAACAGAGAAAAGACTTTCTTGCAAAATCACTCAATGTTTATACTTCATCAATGAAATCATATTTTAATTTGGATACTTTTAAGGCATCTGATGAAAAATATAATTGGACCATAAATGATTTGTTAAAGTTAAAGTTGGAATGGTTTGGAGGGGCAGACTTATCTAAAATGCATGACTTAACTGCAGCTTCTTTATATGCTAGACATGGTGATGTGGATATCATAATTACACATGCTTTTTTTCCATCAACAAGAGCACATTTGAAGGCAGAAGAAGATTCCATCCCACTTTATGAATGGTTAGATGATGGCGACCTTACAATGACAAATGGGGATATCACAGAACATACTGATATAGTTAAATGGTTTTGTAAAATGAGAGACCTAGGATTTAATATTAAACAAATAGGTTTTGATAGAAAATTTTCAGAAGAATTTTATTTATATATGAAACAGCAGAGATTTAATATAAAAGACGAACCACAGCTTTTTATAAATAAAACAAGAGGATTTAGAAGAATTGAGCAAAAGGCTATAGGTGGAAATTTATATTATATGCATTCTAGGGCCTTTGAGTATTGCGTTGAAAATGTTCATGGAATAGAAAAAACAGATGATATGATCCAATATGAAAAGATAGAACCAAAAATGAGGATAGACTTATTTGATGCATCTGTTTTCGCAGCATGTAGAATGCTTAAGAATATGGAAAAGTCAAACACAGCAAGTAAATGGCTGAAAAATAAAAATAGTGAAAACTAGGAGGTATTATGTTTGAAAAGTTTAAAAACAAAAAAACCAGGGCAGAACCCAAAAGCCCAATGATTCAATTTATAAGCACAGACAGTGATTTATATGTTCAAGGCTACACCAGATTGAGCGACTGCCCTGAAGTCAGGTCGGGAATAGAAAGAATTGCTGATCTAATAGCATCAATGACAATCCATCTTATGGAAAATAAAGAAGACGGTGATGTGAGGGTTAAAAATCAATTGTCTAAAAAAATTGACATAGAACCTTACTCCTTAATGACCGGATTTAACTTTAAGCATTGGCTGGTAAAGTCACTGATGTTAGAAGGAAATGTTTTTGTATATCCCAAAATAGACCGAGATGGAATACTTGAAGACTTGATTCCAATCACGAATGGTTTTTTACAAAAAAACAATACTGGATATGGAGTAAGGGTTGGTAATAATTATTACAATTCTGATGAAATACTTCACTTTATGATTAATCCAAGGCAAAGAGTTCCATTTGAAGGAGAGTCATATAAGGTTGTTTTAAGGGATGTTGCAAAAAATATAAAGCAGGCAAACAAAACTACAAATGAATTTATGAGCAATAGAGTGATTCCATCTCTTATTGTAAAAGTAGATTCAACTGTTGCCGAGCTTGCAAGTGAAGAAGGTAGAGATGGAGTTTATCATAAGTATTTAGAAAGCTCAAAGCAGGGGCAACCATGGATAATTCCTGCAGAATTATTAGAGGTTCAGCAGGTAAAGCCATTAACTTTAAATGATATAGCCATAAAAGATACAATTGAACTTGATAAGAAAACTGTGGCAGGGATTTTGAATATACCTGCTTTTTTACTTGGAGTTGGAGCTTTTAATGCAGAAGAATACAATAATTTTATTCGTAGCAGGATAATGAGTATAGCAAAAAATATTGAACAAGAGTTTACTAAAAAATTACTATATTCACCAAACTTATATTTTAAGTTTAACTCCAGGTCGCTTTATACTTACTCACTAAAAGAACTTGCAGAAATTGGCTCAACTATGTATGTAAGAGGAATAATGACTGGCAATGAAGTTAGGGATTGGGTTGGTCTATCACCAAAAGAAGGCCTTTCAGAGCTTGTGATTTTGGAAAACTACATCCCACTTAACATGATTGATCAGCAAGAAAAGCTAAAAGGGGGTGAAGATGATGCTTAAAGGAAACATACAAAACAGAAATGTAAAGACCAAGTTGGAAATCAGAAGTGATGAAAATGAAGGCAAATTTATTGAGGGCTACTTTGTTATTTTTGGAAAAGAAACCGAACTATGGGAAGGTTGCTTTGAGGAAGTAAAACCAAGTGCTTTTGATAACTCTATAAATTCTGATATTAGAGCCTTAATTAATCACGATAGTAAATATGTCCTTGGAAGAACAAAGGCAGCTACTTTAAATTTAAGAGCTGACAATTATGGTTTGTGGGGACGAATAAAAATCAATGAGGAAGATAGCGATGCTATGAATTTATATGCCAGGGTAAAAAGAGGTGATATAGACCAGTGTAGCTTTGGATTTGACATAGTCAAAGAGTCTACAGAAATTAGAGATGATGGAAGTATAAAATGGGCCATTGAAGAAGCTACATTACATGAAGTTAGTATTTGTACTTTCCCTGCCTATGAAGATACAAGTGTTCAGGCCAGAGAAAAACAATGCCAGGAAATAAAAAGCAGAAGCATAGAAAAGTGGAAGCTTGATAGTAAAGAAAGGATGAAAAAGATATGTTAAGAAAAATAATGCTTACAAGAAAGAAAACCCTACTAAAAGATGAGTTAGATGAGCTTAGGAAGAAGGGGGAAGACTTTGCAAAAAGAGAAAAAGAGTTAAAAGCTGCTATTGAAGAAGTCAAGACCGAAGAAGAGCAGAAGGTTGTTGATGAGATGATTGACAAGTTTGAAGCAGAAAAGAAGGAGCATGATGAGAATGTCAAAGGCCTTGAAGAAGAAATAGGTGATATTGAAAAAGAGATTGATGAGCTAGAAGATAATGAACCTGGGGTACCAAGTGGGGAGCCAGAACCAGCAGAACCAACTCAGGAAAGAAAAAAAACAAAAGGAGAAAAGGAGATAGTATCAATGACAAGAATAAAATATTTCGGTGGAAATACGAGGGAAACTTTAAAGTCACATGTTGAAAGAGATGATGTGAAGGACTTTCTTGAAAGAGCTAAAAACAAAATAGGGGAAACTAGGGGTGTTAAAGAGGCAGACTTGCTAATTCCTACAGTTACCCTAGAGCTTTTAAGAGATTCTCTTCATGAATATTCAAAGCTAATCGATAAGGTAAGGCTAAGAAAGGTTGCAGGCAAGGCAAGGCAGATAATTGCTGGTAGCATTCCAGAAGCTATATGGATGGAAGCGTGCAGCAAATTAAACGAACTGTCATTTGGATTTAATGAAGTAGAAATTGACGGCTACAAGGTTGGTGGATTTATCCCAATTTGTAATGCTACACTAGAAGATGCCGATCCTGTTGATTTATATAATGAAATATTATATATGTTAGGCCAGGCAATAGGGTTAGCAATAGATAAGGCTATACTATACGGAACAGGTAAGAAAATGCCACTTGGAATTGTAACAAGGCTTGCCCAGGCTACCCAGCCAGAAGGTTACTCTAGTAAGGACAGAAAGTGGGAGAACTTATCTACAAGCAACTTAGTTAAACTGGAAAATGCTAATGGGGCAGATTTCTTTACTAAGTTTCTTTTAGGCATATCAGGGTTAAAGTCAAACTATGCAACTAAAGAAAAGTTCTGGGTCATGAATGACACAACTAAAAATAAGCTTATGGCAAAGGCTTTAACTTTTGATGCATCTGGAGCTATTGTAGCCAAGGTTAATAATGAAATGCCGGTCATTGGCGGTGAAATAATAACACTGCCATTCGTTCCAGAAGGAGATATGATTGGTGGATATGGTGAACTATACTTGCTTGGGGAAAGAGCAGGGGCGACATTTGCTGCATCTGAACATGCTAATTTCATAGAAGATAATACTCTATTTAAGGGGACAGCTAGATATGATGGTAGGCCAATCATAGCCGAAGCCTTTATTGGAGTAAATATAGAAAATAAGGATGTCACAAAGACTTTAGAGTTTGCAAAGGGCAGTGAAGTTTAGGAGGTTCCAGATGATAACGGTATGTGCTATATATGATTTTAGGGACAAGGCAGAAGGAGTCTATAGAAAAGTTGGAGACAGATTCGATGTAAGTAAGGAGAGATATTTTGAAATACTAGAAAAAGGCGGTGACTGGGTAGTTCCGGTTGCCGAAATCTCTAAGGAAGATTTAGAGAATGGATATGAAGAAAATAAAGAGCTAGATGTTACAGCCCCAGAAAATTCTGGTAATTCAGACTCAGAAAACAGCTCTGATAATGTAGAACAAGAAGATGAAAAACCAGAAAAGAGAAAAAAGTCTAGCAAAAGAAAGAGTGAAGACAAGGGAGAATAATGCATATGGATGAAGTTTTAGAGCTTCTAAAACTGAAATTAGGAATTTCGACAAGCAAAAGAGATATAATTTTGGAAAATACAATCGAATCAGTAAAAGTCGAACTAAAAGAGATGCAAGGTATTGAGCTTGATTTGGATAATGAAAGCCATACAGCATTTTTAATCGATTATGCAGAATTTAGGTATAAAGGTGGCGAGGATATTCCTCGCCATTTAAAGTGGAGATTGAATAATTTTTACGTAAAAGCAGGTATAAAAAAATGAAAAGATTAGATGATGTTATAGAACTTTTACAAGTTGAGATTACTTCTGACAAAGAATTAAACCAGATTAAAAAGCATAAGTCTGTAGAAGTTTTTTGTAAAGTGGATTCAGTTTCTAGAGGAGAGATTTATAATGCAGCAATAACAGGATTAAGACCCACTTATACCATAACAATGAATGAATTTGAATATAGTGGGGAGAGTGAAATAAAATATGATGGCCAATTATATTCAGTTTTACGAACATATAAAAAGGATGACTATATAGAATTGACAGTGGGTGGTAAACTTGGCAAAATCGATTGAAGCACAGCTAGAAATAATATTAGATGACTATAGCAAAGAAGTACGTGAGATTCTTGAGGAAGAAATTGAAAAGACGTCAGATGATCTAGTCGCAGATCTCAAAAGAGACAGCCCTAAAAAAACTGGCAAGTATGCAAAGTCTTGGACATCTAAAAAAACAGTTACTGAAAGCAATAGAAAAGTAAAAACTGTTTACAATGAAAAAGGCCAGTTAACCCACCTTCTTGAACATGGTCATATGACAAGAAATGGAAAGACCAGGACAAGGGTATTTCCTCATATTTTAAAGAATGAAGAAAAAGCAAATGCTCTACTTTTAAAAAGAATTTCTGAAAGGTTGGGAAAATGAATCCTATAGAGAAAATTTTAGAAGAAATAAATCTTCCTGCTGCATATATGAGATTTGGCAGTGTAACGCACCCTCCGTATTTAATTTATTATGCTAGAGGGGCTGATAATTATATCGCTGATGATAGTGTATATCACAGTGAATATAAATATACTATAGAGTATTACTTTACTATTAAATCAAGGGAAAATGAGCAGGAAATAGAAAGTATCCTGAACAAAAATGAGATAGTTTGGGAAAAGTCTGAAGACATATACATTGATTCAGAAGATATGTATTTAATAAAATATTTTATTTAGAAAAGAGGTACAAAATGGCAGGAGAAGCAAATAAAGTAAGATTTGGATTAAGCAATGTCCACATATTTCCAATTCAAAAGGAAGAAGCAGACAAGCTAACATATGGAGAAGTATTTAAGTTACCTGGTGCGGTAAGCCTATCTTTGGACCCTTCAGGAGATAGCAACCCTTTTTATGCTGATGATGTGATTTATTACAATGAATTTACAAACAATGGCTATGAAGGAGAGCTTGAGATAGCTACCTTGAATGAAGATTTTGAGACAAAAGTACTTGGATATACTAAAGATAAAAATGGGGCAATTGTGGAAAATGTAAATGCAAGGGCTAATAATTTTGCAATGGCTTTTGAATTTAATGGGGACAAAAACAAGGTAAGGCATGTTCTGTATAAGGTATCTGCATCTAGGCCAAAGCTAGAGTCTAACACTAAGGAAGAAAAGACAAAAATCGGAACTGACAAGATAAAGTTTTCTGCAATTCCAGACCCATCAGGAAGAATAAAGGCAAAAGTAATGAAGGGCTCAGAAAGTTATGAGAACTTTTATAAGAAGGTATACACAACAAATGAAAGCGAAGTGTAGGAGGATGCCATGGAAAAAATAATTAATATTGACGGAAGAGACGTTAAGCTAAAGGTAAATGGTGGTTTTTTAATCAAATACAAGACAAGATACAAGCGTGATGCTCTTCAGGATATCATGAAGATTTTTGAAAATGTAAATTCAAATGAACTAGAAAATCTTGAAGATGATTTAACTGCTCAATTTAGGGCCATGCAAAGCATAGATATTGAAATATTCTACAGAATACTTCATATGATGGCTAAAACAGGTAATCCTGATATTACGGATGACGTTGAAGAGTGGTGCTCTGGCTTTGATAATTTGCCAGTATTTGATTTGATGGAAGATATTATTGAGCTTTTCTTATCTTCAATGACTTCTAATATTCAAAAAAAAAGAATTTAGAAAGTGACAATAGTAACGAACTCACTACAGAAAAGCTTATGGCTGGAGCTTTCAAAAGGCATTTGCCCTATGAAGCCTTTTGTGAAATGAATATATGTATGATCATAGATTATATGACTGAATACAATGATATGTTCTATTCTCAAAATGAAAGCAGCACAGACAGAGAAGCAACTCAAAGTGATTTTGATAGATTTTAGCAAAAATAAGGACCTGAAAGGGTCCTTTTTTGTTGCGGAAAGGGGGTAAATATGGCAGGAAAAATAAAGGGAATAACAGTCGAGCTTGGCGGTGATTCAACCAAGTTAGACAAGGCTATGAAAGACCTTAATAAAGAAGGTAGAAATCTTGATAGCCAATTAAGGCAAATTAACAATTCGCTAAAATTTAACCCTGGAAATACTGACCTTTTGGCTCAAAAACAGAGAGTTTTGGCAGAAAAAATAGAAAATACTAAAAACAAGCTTGATGTTTTAAAGCAGGCTCAAAAGGAAGCTGAGGCTGCCTTTAAAAATGGAGACATAGGGGCAGAAGAATACGAAAAGCTGCAAAGAGAAATCTTGAAAACCGAAAATCAGTTAAAGAGCCTAAAAAAAGAACAATCTGAAATAAACAAGGGGTGGAAAGAAACTGGAGAGAAACTAAAAGAAGTTGGTCAAAAATCAGAAGCTGTGGGAAAATCCTTAACCAAAGGGGCTACTGCCCCAATTTTAGGCATTGGTGCAGCATCTATAAAAGCATTCACAGAAGTTGATGAAGGCTTAGATATAGTAGTTCAAAAAACTGGAGCCACAGGTAAAGCAGCCCAAGATTTGCAAAAGTCTTTTAAAAATGTATATTCAAACTTCCCAGCAAGCTCTACAGAAGTAGGAAATGCCTTAGGAGAGGTAAATACACAGTTTGGTTTTTTAGGAAAAGAACTAGAAGACAAGACAAGCTTAATGCTTAAATTTTCTCAGATAAATGGCCAAGATGTAACCCAGTCTACCATCCAATCAAAGCAAGCAATAGAGGCCTTTAATTTAACTGGTAAGGATTTAGACCTAGTATTAGATAGTGTCACAAAAACTGCTCAAAATACTGGAGTTTCTACAGATAAATTATTTGATAGTGTTGTTAAAGGTGCTCCTGCTCTTCAGGGAATGGGGCTTAACTTTAGTCAGTCAGTTGCCCTTATGGGACAATTTGAGCAGTCTGGAGTGGACTCCTCAAAGGCAATGTCTTACCTAACAAAAGCACAAGCAAATTGGGCTAAAGAAGGGAAGACTATGGAACAAGGCCTTACTGAACTTACAGGGAAGATTAAGGGGGCTAAAAACGAACAAGAAGCCATTGCCTTGGCTACTGAAACCTTTGGGACTAAAGCAGGTCCAATGATGGCTAAAGCTATAAAAGATGGAAAGTTAAATTTTGAGGAGTTAGCAGGTGCAGCAAATGGGGCAAAAGGTGCTGTAACTTCAACTTTTGATGAGACTAAAGATCCTATAGACGAATTTAAGGTGGCTATGAATAACCTTAAAATTGCTGGAGCTGAATTAGGCGAAGCACTTCAAAAGGCTTTAGGCCCTATTATAAAAGAAGTAATAGAAAAATTAAAAGGATTTACAAAATGGTTTTCAAGCCTTTCACAGGGGCAAAAAGAATTCATAATAAAAATAGGACTATTAGCTGCTGCTGTGGGACCTGTTGTTGTAGTATTTTCTAAACTCACCCAAGGAGTGGGAGGCTTTATAACAGGGATTGCAGGACTTTCTACTAAAATAACACAAGCCGGGGGTGTCATGTCTTTTTTATCTGGAGGAATGGCAAGCCTTATGGGGGTAATATCCACTTTACTACCAATTGTAATTGCTCTTGGCGCTGCCTTTTTAGTAGGTAAATTAATATATGACCACTGGGCAGAAATCAAGCAATTTTTCTCAGAGACTTTAAATGTATTAAGTGACTTAATAGGGTCCATTTGGGAAGGGATTAAAGCTGTAACTGAGGCTGTATGGGAAGGAATAAAAACATTTTTTATAGGATTGTTTGAATTTTACAAGAGCATATTCACCACAGTATTTGAAGCTTTAAAAGTAATAGTAACAAGTGTGTGGGAAGGAATTAAAGTTATAACGGAAACTATCTGGAATGGCATTAAGGCATTTTTCACAGCCTTATTTGAGTTCTACAAGACTCTGTTTACTACTGTATTTGAAGTTTTAAAAACGATTGTAACAGGTGTTTGGAAAGGGATAAAAGCTGTAACAGAAATTGTATGGAATGGCATTAAAACATACTTTAACAATTTGTTTAATATGTACAAACGAATTTTCACTTCTGTGTTTAACACCATAAAATCTATTGTGACAGGTGTTTGGAATGGAATTAAAAACATTACAGCAAGCATTTGGAATGGAATTAAAAATATAATAGGAAATAGTTTAGATGGTGCTGTAAGAACCATCTTTAATTTTGGAAGTAGATTTTATAAGGCAGGAAGAAATATAATAGGTTCAATTGTAGATGGAATTAAATCAGCTATTAGCTGGGTGACAGACACAGTTCAAGATGTTGTTCAGGGTATTAGAGACTTTTTACCGTTTTCTCCTGCTAAAAGAGGGCCTCTTAGAGACCTTAATAGGCTAAATTTTGGGGGGACTATTTCAGAAGGAATAATTAAAGGAAAATCTGCAATACAAGATGCAATGGCCAACGCTTTAACAGTTCCTGAAATATCTTTTTCTGGAGTTGGTACAGATTTTTCAAATTCAAATGGAATGTCTCTAGATTCATATCAAGGTGAAAGGGTTGTTTTAAATATAGAAAATATGAGCTTAAAAGACAGAGATGATGCCAAATATATGGCAGAAGAGCTATACAGACTAAGCAGTAGAGCTAAAAGAGGGAGGGGGTTATAAATGAGCTATACATTTTCAGAGAATGATCTTATATTCAATGGGTTTAATTTTAAAGATTTACTTAAAGTTGAAAAAGTAGAGATGAGTCTTCTTCCTCAAATTGAAAATACATCTCAAAAAATTCCAGGACGTGCTGGAGCTGTTTTTAGAAGAAACAATCTAGGGATAAGAGAAATAATAATTTACTGCAGAATTATAAAAAGCAATAAGCAAGAAGTATTTGACTTTAGAAGAAGATTGTCTTCACTTTTATACACAGAAAAGCCAGAAATACTAAGATTTAGGAATGAAAAAAATCTTTACTACAAGGCTATTTTAGATGGTGATATAAAATATTCAACATCAAGAAAAAGTGCAGAAGTTATATTAAAGTTTGTTGCCCACGATCCATTTGGGTACTCTGATATTAAAACAATCAAAGGCACTGATAATGTGGTTTATCTTAACTATGACGCAACATTTGAGGCTAGTGCTGTCTTTAACCTTGACCTTACAAACTCTGCAGATACCTTTATGGTCCAAGATTTGAAATCTACTAAATTTGTGAAAATTATAAATAACTTTAGTCCTGGAGCAAAAGTCAAAGTTGATTGTATAAATAATTTTGTAGAAGTAAATGGAAAGAAATCTATGAGACTTTTGGACTATAAAAGTGACTTTATCAAAATAAAGAAAGGTGAAAATAGGTGGGCTTTTTCTCAAAGTGTAAACTATGAGATAACTTACCAGGAAAGGTGGCTATAATGAATATTTTATTATTAGACAGAGATGAGAATTTAATAGATTATATAGACATCTTTGATCCAGAAGATGAAGAAAGTCTTAATGCGGACTCAACACTAACTTTTAGCACTTTTTACAAGAATATTGAAAAAGGATATCGCATACTATATCAAGATAGGTTAAATGAGTGGCATGAATATATCATACAGTCGATAAAAAATAAGCATAACTCAAGTGATGATATCTTTCTAGACGTATACGCAGAAAATTCATTTTATGAGACTCTAGGTGACTATATTGAAAACAAAAGACCTAGAAATTCAACAGCAACAAATGCACTTTCAGAAGCACTTGCTACAAGTAGGTGGGAAGTGGGAGTTGTTGAAAATCTAGGGCTAAACACAACAAGCTTTTACAGATGTAGTGTTAAAGATGCCGTTCAAAATAAAATTGTAAAAGTTTGGGATGGTGAATTTTCTACCAGCATCAAAGTTGAGGGCAATAAAATTGTGAGCAGAAAAGTAAATATCTTCAAAAAACGTGGTGATGACCATGGTAAAAGATTTGTATATGGTAAAGATATACATGAAATTGAAAAAGTCGTCAACGAAGAAGATATCATTACTGCCTTATATGGATTTGGCAAAGGTGAGGAAATAGAAGAAACTGGTGGTCATGGAAGAAGAATAGATTTTGCAGATATAAACAATGGCAAGAAGTATGTTGAAAATAATACAGCAAGACTAAAGTATGGCCGAAATTCAGACAAAGGGAAAGTCCATGTCTTTGGCAAGATTGAGTTTGACGATATCACAGACAAAAGAGAGCTTTTGGCAAAGACAAAAGAAGAACTTGAGAAGGCATCTACACCTAAAATTACTTATAATGCGGCCGTCGAAGACCTTGTAAAACATGGTTTTGAATATGAGGGTGTAAGGCTAGGTGACACTGTAACTGTCATTGATGAAGAACTCGGATTAAGACTTAAGGCAAGGGTCATTAAATTAGTCAAAAACTTAGACAACTCAAGTGCTGACAAAATTACTTTAGGAAATTTTGTTGAAACTACCAATGATTTATTTATAGAAGCATATAAGAAAATCAATGACTTTAGAAATAAAGAGGCTATTTGGGACAGTGCAAGTAAGAAAATTCAAGATGGTATAGATGCAGAATTTCTAAATAATGTTATAGACAAGCTGAACACTGAAATAAACAATTCGGGCGGATATGTATATATATCAAAAGATGGTAAGGGCATAATTACCTATGACAAACCACTAGATCAAAATCCAACAAAGGCTATCCAATTAATGGGCGGGTCCATAAGAATAGCCAATAAAAAGAAGTCAGATGGAACTTGGGACTGGAGAAGCTTTGGCACAGGTGATGGCTTTGTTGCGGACGAAATTATCACAGGTATTTTAAAAGGTGGAAATGTAAAGTGGAACTTAAATGATGGCACCTTCCTGATAGGCGAATCTGAAGATAATTATTTGCTAAAATTTGATGGCAGCACACTGAAATTTGGAAGTGGCAGCATCGGAAAAAGTGATTTATCAGAGGAATTAAAGCAAGAATTAAAGGGTAAAGATGGAGAATCTTTTAAGTATAATCTAATTTCCAATGGTGATTTTCATATAGACTTTACAAAGGACGAACCCGGTCATAATTCAAAAGTTTTGAATAGATGGCAGGCAAAGAGTCGCTCTGACGTCGAAAAGATGTACATAAAGAAACCTAGCGATAAAAACTGGACCTCTCTAGAAGTAAGTGCGTCAGGGTCAATAGAAATAAATCAGTATCTGAGTTTGAAGAAAAATACTAGGTATTACATAAAAGCTATGATAGCCTCAGAGGAGATGATATTGTATTATCACGGCTCTAGCTACTATTCTATTGCCAGTGTTGGAAATAATTACGATTATTTTAAGACAATAAACACTTCTTTTGTGACAGGGGATAGCGACACACACTATATTCAGTTAGATTGCAGAAAAAAAACGACGGTTCGTGATGTGATAATATCCGAAGAACCAATTCCTGATGATACAGAGTGGTACCCATCAAAATTTGATGGGATAGGACAAGATGGAAAGCCTGGTAGGGATGGACGAGATGGGCAAGATGGTAGTATGGTCGACTTGCCACCGGCACTTAAAGATTGGAGCGGTAAAGCAACTGAAATATCAGGTAAGTACGTATTCACACCGGAGTTATTTGTCGGTACGAATGGAGACAGCAAGTATTCAAGAACAGGAATATATATGGGTTCGGGAATAAAAGCAAGAGATTTATTTGATAATTTCACAACTTTCGATGGAATCACTGGGATTAATAACGGCACTGCAACTTGGCATTTATCTGTAAACGGTAACGGTTGGATAGGAAACAGCCAAAGAGCCATGTGGTGGAATAAAGACGGTGAGTTGACATTACCAAAAGTAAAAGCAAGAGAAATAGAAGCAGGGGCTATAACAACCGATATGTTGTATCCGGGGAACAACAATAGAATTGTATTAGAGAGAGGATATAGCCCTGGTGACAATAACTGTATGAGTGTTGATACTAACGTTGATTCAGAGGGAACTAAGTGTCTCAGATTAAAGGTTGATGCGGGTACATATCTAAGGCTTACAAAGAAGGCTGCTTTTTCTCTTCTAAGTAATGGAAGTCAGGTTTTTCATTTTGACCCTAGGCAACAATATGACTTAGAATTTTTTGGTGATAGGGGTAGAGGAATAGGAAAATTCAATATGTATGATGCATACTTAGAAGCTAAATGTTATATCGGACAAGTAGCAAGAATGGGAATAGTAACATATGAGATGCAGTGGAGTACGTCAGATAGAAGACTAAAAACAGATATTGAATACTTGAGCCAGAGCATGACATCAAAGCTAATTAACTTTATAAAAAATGTTGATATAGCAGAGTTTTACTATAAATCAGATAAGGAAAAAGACCATAAGCAAATCTCCGTTATTGCCCAAGATATAATTAAAGAATTTCCAGACTTGAAAAATTACATAGTTAATGAAGTCGGTGAGTACTATACAGTAAATAGCAATAATATAAACTTTGCTACTATAGTGACTTTACAAGAAGAAATGAAAAAACGTGAGGCCCTGGAGGATAAAGTTGGTGAGCTAGAAGAAGAGTTAATTAGTATCAAAAAGTTACTAAAAGAAAGAGGGGTAACAAATGTTAAAGAGCCTGAGAGCAATTAACTTATATCCATCAGCCATAATAGATAGAGTCTTTAAAGCCCGAGCCGGAGAAACGGCTAGGGGGCTTAGACTTATGGTTAAGGATATGAGTTTAGAAAACTTAAAATTTAAAAACTATATCAAAATAAATGATAAGCTATACGAAAATGAACAGGTCGAAGTTGATGTAAAAAATAGATATGTAGATGTCTATTTTCCACCATTAGAAGTCGGGACGTACCTATCTGAATTACTAATCTATGATGGTGACAAATTGCTAAAAACTGGCATATTTACTATAGAAGTAGGAGAGTCCATAATAACCGACCAGGCCGAGAGTCTCAAAAAAAAACTTAAAGAAATTGATATAGAAAAGCTTTTATTTGAAATAGATAAAAGACTTGATATTCTTAAGAAATTTGACGACCTAACAGGTTATATCGTCCTGGATAAAAATTACAAACATACTCAAATACAAGCTAGCAAGACCTGGAATATCAAGCACAACTTAAAAAAAATACCATCCGTCGCTATTGTAGATAGTGGGGGAAACGAAGTGATAGGAGATGTTAAGCACTTATCAGAAAACGAACTAACTATATCTTTTAGTTATGAATTTTCTGGAAGTGCTATTTTAAATTAATTAAATTTTGAAAGGGGTAAAATATGAATTTACTTACAAATTTAAAGGTGAATCAAAATCAGCTACTAGAGGCAGTATTACACTCAGTAGCAGTTGAACCTAGCCAGGCTGTAGCAGGTCAGGTCTACTATAATACAAAGGATAAGAGGGCGTACATCTATACTGGTGCCGCGTGGATAGCCATGGATGCAAAGGACGCGTCACCTACAGCAGTCAGCATAGTTAAGACTATAAATGACGGTGATAGCTTAATTAACCTAGATAAAATTAAGGACCTAGCAGACAAGCTAAAGGCCACTAATATAGTAGCTGCGATTAATGGTGGCTCTGAAAACATTAACGCAGATAGGATAAATGGTATAGCCGGGGCTATTACAGCGGGGGACATAGTTACCAAAATCAATGAAGGTACATCTAAAATCAGTACATCTAAAATTGATGGACTGGATAACAAGCTAAAAATAGATACTATCATAGAGGCCCTGATAGCTAGTACTAAGACTATACCAACTAATAAGATTACTGGGCTTGATAATACCCTTGCGACTAAGATAACGGACGCACAGGCGCAAGCTAAGGCAGACACAGCCTTACAGCAGGCAAAGACCTTTGCCACACAGGAAATTAACAAATTGGTAAATGGGGCAAGTTCAGCTTATGACACATTTAAAGAGATTGAAGAACTTCTAAAGAAAAATGATACTCTTGCAAATGTTTTAAAGCAGGGTATAGCTGATAAGACTAGTAAGGTAGTAAAAGAGATAGGCAATGGGTCAGCGACTGAATTCACTGTAAATCATAACCTAAATTCCCAGGATGTAGTTGTCATGGTCAGAGAAAACAAGGCACCTTTTGCACAGGTGATTACAGATGTAGAAGTTACAGACACTAATAATATCAAAGTGAGATTTGCTAAGGCTCCAGCTGTGAGTAGTTATAAAGTAATAGTAGTAGGATAAGGAGAGTAGACAATGAAAGTTTTAGGGCTAATAGAGAAGGATTTAGATATAGTATCTAAAGAGCATGTAGATGAAAAATTTTCCAATCATCAAATGCACCTAGAAGAGTTAGACAAAAAAATGGGTTCTAATAATACTGAGTTTGAAAAGTTAAATGGAGAATTTAGACAACTAATAAATAAGGCAAGGGGGTAGAATATGCCTAAAAATTATGATGAAAATTTAGCAGAATACAAGCAGCTTAAAGAAGAAGCAAGCGAGGCAATAGACCAGTTAATTAGTAGCAAGGATTCTGCAATAAAGGAAAAGACAGATTGTATTAATGCCTTGACCTATATACTAAATACCGGAGGTCCTATAAATAAGGTTGTGAAGGAATTCAAGTCAAAGAATACTACTTTTACTTCCGAATTTATTAAAGCTCAGTATCAATATGGAATATATCCTAAGATTGAAAGCCAGTTAGAAATTCTCAATTCTGATACGGCTGGAGTTGAAGAAAAGGCTAAGGCGAGATATGATGTTTTTCGTTCAATAGCATCAGGACTTTTAGGAGGCATACGAGATATCGGCATAAGCATTGCAGGGATAGGAATTAATACCAAAACAGGTGAGTTGACTATGAACAATATAGGTATAGGTAAGTTCCTAACTATAGATACTGAAAATAAGTCTGTTGAATTATCTAATACAAAAAAGAACTTATTTAAGCCTTCTATGAAAGAATTAATTAGAGATAGATTACTTCAATATAGTGGTGATGTTAGAGTAGTCTCAGACAGTAATATTTTAAACTATATGTGGGAGAATAAAAAACAGATGTTGGGTGCTGGTGAATCTTTAACCGGTAGTTTTATAGTCTTAGAAATAAGTTCTGGAAACTCACATAATGTAAATAATAATTGGGGGTATGTAACTCTGATAGATGGGACACAACCGGACTGGAGCAATTACAAAGGTAAGTATAAATTTCTAGAACAATATCCTCAAATAGTTACATTTATGAAAAATGACACAGAATCCGATGACTATATTTACTATTATGAGATATAAAGGAGAAATTTAAATGAATAGAGTAATAGAAGCTTTACAGATATCTGCTGCTACGTGTGGCGGAGTAGTTGGGTACATATTTGGTGGTTGGGATAAGACTTTTCAGGTACTTTTGGTTTTTATTGTAGTGGACTATATAAGTGGCATAATAGCAGCTGCATACAACAATAAATTAAACTCGAAAGTGGGGTTTAAAGGAATCGCCAAAAAGGTTGTAATCTTTATGATAGTTGCTATAGCAGTTCAACTTGATAAATTAATAGGAATAGATAATCAAGTGATACGAATGGCAACGTGCTTTTTTTATATAGCAAACGAGGGTCTATCTATACTAGAAAATGGTGGAAAGCTAGGGGTTAGGTATCCTAGTGTCCTAGAAAAGACTCTAGAGCAATTAAGAGAAAAGAGCGAATAATGTATAATTTGGGGGGCGGTCGAAAGGCTGCCTTTTATATTTTGAAAGGAGAAAAATAATGACAACTAAAGGTGTAGATATATCTAAATATAATGGTTCATGTGATTTTAATAAGGCAAAGTCTTCAGGAGTAGATTTTGTAATCATTAAGGCGGGATCTGGTGCTAGTGGCGAAGATCCATACTGGGTAAAGCACTATAATGGTGCAAAAAACGCAGGTCTTGGAGTAGGAGCATATTGGTATTGTTATGCTACTAATGTAGAGCAAGCAAAGAAAGAAGCTAATATGTTTTTGAAATCTCTTGAGGGTATGCAATTTGAATATCCAGTATATTTAGACCTGGAAGATAAGTGTCAAGCTAAATTAGGCAACAAGTTAAGAACAGATATAGCAGTTGTATTTATGGAGATATTAGAAAAAGCCGGATACTATACAGGAATATACTCTATGAAGTCCTGGTTTGATAGTTCTCTTGATATGGAAAGATTAAAGAGCTATGACCTATGGATAGCTAGATGGGGTAGTAGCGAACACGGATATACTGGTAAGGGTAGTGTAGGTATGTGGCAGTATACAAATTGTGGTCATTTTAATGGTATAGGGTCAACTAGTGAAGGTGGAGTTGATACCAATATTGCATATCATGATTACCCAAGTATTATAAAATCTCACGGGTTGAATGGTTTTAAAGAGCAGAACAGTAATAGCAACTATCCAGTGTCAAATTCAAATGAAGTTGATAAAATTTTAAATAAAATGAGAGCATGGCTAGGCAAGTCAGAGGCTAATGGACAACATAAGGATATAATAGATATCTATAACAATCATAAGCCGTTGCCACAGGGCTATACGGTCAAGTATAATGATGAATGGTGTGCTACTACTATAAGTGCAGCTGCTATTCAGTGTGGTTTAGTTGATAAGGTAGGAAAAGAATGTAGTGTACAGAGGTTCATAGATATATTTAAGCAGAAAGGTATATGGATTGAGGATGGTACTATAATACCTCAGAGGGGTGATATAATTTGTTATGCTTGGTCAAAGTCTGTACAGCCTAATGACAACTGGGCTAACCATATAGGATTGGTCGAAAGGGTTGACGGGGCAACTATAACAGTTCTTGAAGGTAACAACGATGAAGCAGTAAAGAGAAGGACCATACAAGTGGGTAATGGCTATATAAGAGGATACGCAAGACCTAAGTATAGTACACAAGAAAAAAAGCATACAGAGCCTATAGAAAAGCCTAGAAGAATAGAATATGACCTCGTGACATATGCTAATGAGGTTGATAAGGTAGGAGCAGATATGATTACTCAGAATCTACATATACCAGCTATGAGCATATCTAATTATGAGAAAAATAAGGATAAGTATCATAATGTAATCCATGTAGGAGGTTCTGGATCTCCGCGAGGTGCCAAGGTTTTAGCAGGTGCTAACAGATACGATACATATGATATAGTTGAGGAATTTATAAAAATGAATAAGTAAAAAGTGTTATAGGGTGGCATATAGTCACCCTATTTTTTTAGTTCTTCTTCTCGTAATAAGAGTGTATGTGAGTGTATGTAATTTTTTCTACTGATAAAAATAAAGCTTTTTCCAAAGAAGATTTAGTCGGGAACACACTTCTATTCCTGTTTAATCTCTTAAACTGGGCATTGAGGCTCTCTATAGCGTTTGTAGTGTATATAACTCTTCTAGTTTCTGGAGAAAATTTAAAAATAGGAATTATACAATCCCAGTTTGTATACCATGATTTAAGGGAATTCGGGTATTTTTCAGACCATTTTTCACTAACAGCATCTAAATTTTGCCTAGCCTGTTCTTCGGATCCTGACAAGTAAATTGATTTTAAATCC